CCGGTAACTTAAATATAGCAATAGGTCGTCGTGCATTACAAGATAACACAGACGGACAGTCTAATATAGCAATAGGTTTAAGTGCTCTGATGAAATTAAATACTGGTTCATTCAATGTAGCAATAGGCTATGGCGCCGCTAACGTAGATTGCGCCGGCTCCCCTTTAACATCATTAACCTCTTCCATCATCATTGGCCCTGGTGCAAACCCACTTTGCAATAATGATCGAAATGAAATTGTAATTGGTAGTGGTTCTTCAGGGGCAGGTACTAATACTACAACTATTGGTAATAGTGATGTATATAGAACTCAATTATTTGGTCAAACTCGTTCAACATCATTTTTTGCCACTACTGGATCAGGCATTGGATTTGCAGGTACTGCTTCATTTGCTTTATCAGCTTTATCCGCTTCTTGGGCACCTAGTGCTGGCGGAGCAGCATTTCCATTTACTGGCTCTGCTGAAATTACTGGATCATTAGTTGTTACTGGTTCGATCAATGGAATACGAATTAGCACCGGCGGAGGTGCCGTTGCGTCTAACGTAGCAATTGGTGCAGCAACTACTTTAAGCAGTTCTGCAACTGGTGCAAATAATGTTGCTATCGGCAGTTGTGCTTTAAGACTTTTATCATCCGGATACAGTAATATAGGCGTAGGTTTTCGGGCATTAGCTAATACTACTACTGGTCGAAACAATGTTGCAATCGGTTATATGGCTTTGAATACTAATAGCACAGGTTGTCAAAATGTAGCAATTGGTAGATATGCATTACAATCAACTACTGGTAAAAATAACATAGGGATAGGACATACAGCTTTACGAAATAACACAACCGGATGTAATAATCTAGCAATTGGGTATTTTAATTTATATGCAAATACAACAGGGCGTTATAATGTAGCTTTAGGTATAATTTCATTACGATATAACACTACCGGATGTCATAATACTGCTGGAGGAGGATTATGGTCATTACGAAATAATACAACGGGGTGTGATAATATTGCTATTGGGTATATGGCATTATGTAGTAATACTACAGCAAATAACAATATAGCTTTAGGTAGATATTCTTTACGTTGTAATACAACCGGAGCACATAACATTGCTATGGGAAGAAATTCCCTTTGTTCTAACTCAGTAGGAAGCGATAATATTGCTATTGGGTATAGAACATTACGATTAGCAACAGAATTGAGTGGTAAGAACGTAGCAATTGGTCGAGAGTCAATGTGTGCTACTACTACTGGTTTTGTTAACGTAGCAATAGGATCTTACACATTACGTTCAAATACCACTGGAAACTGTAATTTAGCACTAGGTAATAGAGCTCTCCAAGCCAACACTACAGGGTGTAATAACGTATCTCTAGGTCAAGGTGGATTATACTACAACTCAGTTGGTAATGATAATTTAGGTATGGGAAGGTGTGCCCTTCGTTTTAATACCTCAGGAAGTTGTAACGTAGGCATTGGTGTCGCCGCCGGATTTTTTACTTCTACAGGATGTTATAATACCTCAGTGGGTTCATGTGCTTTATTCTGCAATGTAACGGGTTCACGTAACGTAGCTATTGGTTTTAATGCCTTAAAAAATAATGTTTCAGGAAGTAATAATATTGCAATTGGTCAAAATGCTCTTTGTCTTAATACAGCAACAACAGGAAGTCATAACGTTGGTATAGGTTATAATACTCAATTTACAGGTTCATTCTCAGTAATTTTAGGTAAAGATGCAAGATCTACTGCCAATTGTCAGTTCGTAGTTGGTAGTACCGGAACACCATTAGGCCCAGTAACTACAGAAACTTGTACATCAACAAAAACATGGACAGTTATTATTAATGGCGTTACGCAAAAAATATTATTAGCATAGGTTGGATAATTGAAATAATAATATTATATTATATAATAAACAAGTAATTAGTTATGGTACAAAAAATATTTTATAATGCATCAATGCCAAGAGCTGGCTCAACATTATTACAAAATATCATGATGCAGAATCCAGATATCTATTCAACACCAACATCAGGTGTAATTGAATTTTTATTAAATGCAAGAACAGTTTATTCTGCAGGTGATGCATTCAAAGCACAAGATCAAGATGTAATGAAAGCAGGATTTAAAAATTTCTGCAAAACTGGATTATATGGTTTTTTTGATGGAATTACTGATCGCCCATATGTAATGGAAAAAAGTAGAGGTTGGTTAGGTCATTTTAATTTTATTGAATTTTTCATGGAAGAAAAACCTAAAATGGTCGTTATGGTACGAGATTTGCGTGCTATATTTGCATCTATGGAGAAAAATTTCCGTAAACATCCAGATAAAGATCCAATGATTATTAATGGTGTTGAATTAAAAAATATGACTACCGGAGCACGCGTAGATCATTTTTCAGTTGCTCCTCCAATTGGACCTTCAATGGAGTGGTTATCTGAAGCAATTCATCAAGGAATAGACAAAGATATTTTATTTATTCGATTTGAAGATTTGACAACAGATCCTGAAACTGAATTGAAAAAAATCTATGAGTATTTAGAATTACCATATTTTAAACATGATTTTAATAACGTTGAACAATTGACACATGAAAATGATGTTATTCATGGAATATTCGGAGATCATAAAATTCAACCACAAGTAAAACCAGTAAAAGACAATTTTATTGAAATTCTTGGAAAAGAACAATGCGATCGTTTACGTCAACATTATGATTGGTATTTTAGAGCTTTTAATTACATTTAATATTTATAATAAAGGAATAACATGGAAACCCCGACACCAGAACAAATTCAACAACATATTAGTGCAGCATTTGATTCAGTTAATCTAATTAACAACGAAATCACTCAAGAAGCAACTGACAATCGTAAAGATACTGTAAAACGTAATGTTCAACATCTTGAAATTATGATGGGTAAAGATTGGTTTGTAGATGGTTGTACTACACAACAAAAAACCGATATCAATGCCGCTATTACTGCCGGAAACACATACACCGCATAAAATCAACTAAAAAAGTTATGATATATTGGTTTACGGGACAACCTGGACATGGTAAAACGGTTTTAGCAACTGCTTTATTAAATGAGTTAGATAACACATTTCATATTGACGGTGATGACTTACGAGCTATATTTGAAAACAAAGATTATAGTGAATCAGGTCGTCGCAAAAATATTGAATTGGCTCAAAAAATAGCACATTTTTTACACAATAAAGGATGCAATGTTGTTGTGTCATTAGTTTCGCCATATAAAGACCAACGAGATCAATTTAAAGATAAAATGAATCAGTCTTTAAAAGAGTTTTATGTTCATACTTCTGAAATTAGAGGACGAGAACAATTTCATGTAGAAACATATCAAGCACCAACTGAAAATTATTTAGATGTAGATACAACAAATTGTTCAGTTACTGAATGTTTAAATAAAATAAAAAGTTATGCAAACTTGGGATAAAAAAATTCACGTAAAATCATCATTAGAATCTAAACCAAATCAATATGCATTATTTGTTGGAAGATGGCAACCATTACACCCAGGACATAAAGCGTTGTTTCAACAAGCATTGGATGCTGGAAAAAATGTATGGATTGCAATTCGAGATGTAGAAACAACTGAATCAAACCCTTTTGATGCTCAAGAAGTACTCAAAAACATTAGCAATGAATATAAAGAACTTTGCAGTCAAGGACGAATTAAAGTAAGTATTATTCCTGATATTTGTTCAATTGAATTTGGCAGAGGTGTTGGATATGATATTATTGAACATATTCCGCCGGCGGAAATTGCAGATATTTCAGCTACAAAAGTTAGAGAACAAATGCGCATGCAAGGCAAGTTATGAAAGCAAAAATAAAAAAATTTCAAATTCGATTTAATACAGTATCTACCGGCGAAAATGATCGTTGGAGATTAATTGCTGATGGTGAAGAAACTTTAGTGTCTGATATTATAGTGGATGGTCATACATATACATCAAAAGATTGGATGGAAGATTTACAAGATTATAAATGGCATATTAGTTGCGAAGGTTATGTTAATATTCAAAACAATGTAGCTTATGTTATAACAACAAAAGAAGATGCTGTTATGACTCGTCATATTTTAAAAACATTTTCATATCGTATTTTAGGCACAATAACAACTATATTTACGGCTTATGCTTTAGGTGTTTCTTTAGAGTTATCTTCATTGTTAGGTGTTGGAGAATTATTAATTAAACCCATTTTATATTTTTTTCACGAACGTATTTGGTACAAATATATTAAAATAGGAAATAAAAAATTATGGAAGAAAAATATATAGTTTGGCATATTGAAGGCGGTTTAGGTAAGAACGTTGCCGGTACTGCATTGTTAAACAGTTTACAAGAAAAATATTCTGATAGAAAAATTGTAGTAGTAGCATCATACCCTGAAGTATTTCTAAATCATCCAGCTGTATATCGTGTTTATAAACTAGGCGTTACACAGTATTTTTATGATGATTATATCAAAGATAAAGATACACTTATTTTTAGACATGAACCGTATTTTGAAACTCAACACATTTTAAAGAATAAACATTTAATTGCAAACTGGTGCAAGATATTAGATATTAAATATGATTTTCAAATGCCAGTTTTAAATTTTAATTTTGTTCAACAAAGAAATTCAATAAATTGGCAACGAGAAAAACCAATTTTATTAATTCAAACAAACGGCGGACCATTAAATAGCAATTTAGAATATTCATGGACTAGAGATATTCCATTTAATATATCCAAACAACTTGCAGACAAATACAAAGAAACGCATCATATCATTCAAATATGTAAACCATCATCATTAAAAATTGAAGGTGCTGAAATTATTGATTATCAAACATCGGCAATGGAGTTATTTGCATTGTTAGCAGTTGCAGATAAAAGAATTTTAATTGATTCTTGTTTGCAACATGCAGCAGCTGCAATGAATCTGCAATCAAATGTATTTTGGATTGGGACATCTGCTAAAAACTTTGGTTATTCATTGCATAAAAATATCGAAGCGAACCCACCAACAAACACAGTTAAATTGATAGATTCATATTTATTTGATTATTCATTTGAAGGTGTAACTCACGAATGTCCATATTTTAGTTTGGAAGAAATGTTTGATATATCAAAAATTATAAAAGAAATTTAAAATTAATAAAAGGAAACAATGACAAAAAAATTAGACAAAGAACATTTAGATGAAATTCAAAAATTGAGAGAATTATTTGTACAAAATGCTAATACAATTGGAACTATCGTAATTGATAAATCAATTGTTGATGCACGTGCAAAACGATTAGATCAAGAACAACAACGTTTGTTAAATGAATTTGAAGCGTTACGAGAACAAGAAGCTGAACTAATGCAAAAAATGCGCGAGCGTTACGGCGACGGACAAATCAATATTGCCGACGGAACATTTACGCCAGAAGATGGTTTGACCCAATAATCCTATATTTATAAATAAAAATTTATAGGAGTATAATAATGGCAGAAAGAATAGTTTCTCCAGGCGTATTTACGAACGAAGTAGATCAATCGTTTTTAGCTGGAGGCGTTGCACAAATTGGCGCGGCAATTGTAGGCCCAACCGTAAAAGGTCCTGCGCTCATCCCGACACAAATTACTAGTTTTGGTCAATTTCAAGAAGTATTTGGACCAACAACTACAGATTCATATGTACCATATGTAGTTCAAGATTATTTAGCTAAAGGCGGCAATGTAATTACAGTAACACGTTTGTTGTATGAAGATGGATATTATTTAACTAACGGTGCATTAGCAATCATTGCAAAATCAGGTTCGGGTGCATCAGCAGTACAAGCTGTAACACATGTACTTCATCCAACTCAAGCAGTAACATCGGATGGTGCAACAGCATTATTCGAAGATTCAGTATTGCTTAATGGCGGTTCTGGGTCATTTGCAATTAAAATTTCAGGATCATATGCAGCAGGTGCTGATTCAGCAATTGGATTTAGCGGCGCATTTTTAGCAACTGAAGGTACAGCAATTTCAGCATCAATTGTTTCTACAAACAATGAATATGTTGCAAAAGTTTTCCAACGTGATCCTAAATCAGTAAACTATCCAGTTTATGTTCAGTATGAAAATCTTAATGCATCAAGTTTATTTAATAACTTAGGTGACGTTACTATGGAATTAGCAAAACTTTCAAATTTTGAATTTTTGCAAGATTATCAAACTGCGTCAACACCATGGATTACATCACAAAAAATTGGTTCAATTACTAGAAACTTGTTCCGTTTCCATACTTTATCACATGGTACATCAGTTAACTATGAAACCAAAGTTGGTATTCGTGACATTAAATTAGGATCAGAAACCCCAGATCCAAATGGTTATGGATCATTTACGGTTGAAGTACGTCGAGTTAATACATCAACTCCTGCACCTGGTCTTTTGAATTCACCTTATTCATCACAAGACACTGATGGTGCACCGGATATTGTAGAAACATATTTAAATGTTAATTTAGATCCTACATCTCCAAACTATATTGCAAGAAGAATTGGTAATCGTTATCAAACAGTTAATGATTCAAATCAACTTCTTATCAATGGAGATTATCCAAATATTTCAAAATACATACGAGTAGAAGTAGATGCAAATGTAGCAGATCGTTTGATTGACCCTGCTTTAGTTCCATTTGGATTCCGTTCATTATCTACACCAATTCCAATGGCATCGGGTTCATTGAATATTCGTCCAGCAACATATGCTACATCACAAGTTGTATCTAGTACATATAATAGTAACAATTATTTTGGATTCAATTTTACCGTTCAAAATAACATGAACTATTTAGCTCCAATTCCAACATCGGGTTCGAATACAGGTAGCAACTCAGATTTTTATTTAGGTGATGTAAGTCAAGATGCAGATGCAGGTTTCCCAACAATTACGACAGCATATTCAGGTTCATTACAATCTGCATTGGTTGCTGGTACGTTTACTACAAATGTTGCAACATCAACTCGTAAATTCATTCTTCCATTCCAGGGAGGATTTGATGGAGCTAAACCAAACTTGAAAAAATATTCAGGGCAGTATATTAGTGCAACAAATACATTTGGTTTCAATTGTTCAGCAGCAACATCAACAGGTACTAAATCATATAACAAAGCATTTACATTGTTAAGCAATGCTGATTACTATGATATGAACTTACTTGTTACGCCTGGTATTATTGATAGTTTGCATCCATATGTAACTGGATTAGCTCGCACATTGGCTGAAACTCGTCAAGATACATTCTTTGTGATGGATACTAATAGATTAACTGATTCAATCAATACCGCAGTTAATCAAGTAACATCATTGGATAGCAATTATACAGCAGCATATTGGCCATGGCTTCGCATTACGGGTGCAAATAATATTCCAACTTGGGTACCACCATCAACTCTTATTCCAGGAGTATTGGCATTCAATGATAACACGCAAGCTCCATGGTATGCACCTGCAGGTTTGAATCGTGGTTTGATTACTGCAACAGACACATATCTTAAATTATCACAATCAGATCGTGATACATTGTATGAAGCTCGTATTAATCCTATTGCGAACTTCTTAAACGATGGAATTGTTGTTTGGGGTCAAAAGACACTACAGGCTCGACCAAGTGCATTAGACCGCGTTAATGTGCGCCGCTTGTTGATTGCAGTTAAGAAATTTATTGCATCTTCAACTCGTTATTTAGTGTTTGAACAAAATACAAATGCAACACGTAACCGTTTCTTAAGCATTGTTAACCCATACATGGAACAAGTAAGAGCCAATCAAGGCCTTTATGCATTCCGCGTTGTTATGGATCAAACAAACAACACACCGGACTTGATTGATCAGAATATTTTATATGGTCAAATCTTCCTTCAACCAACAAGAACGGCAGAATTTATCATATTAGATTTCAATATTCAACCTACGGGCGCAACATTCCCAGAATAGTAAAATTAAATTGATTCGGAAAAGGCAGGGTTCGCTCTGCCTTTTTTTACATTCGCGATATTTATATTAAAAAATAGGAAAGCAAAATGGCATTAATAGATCAAGTCAATCCAAATTTAGCTCTTGTTGAAGATGTTGATATTTTTGACAAAGCATTTTCGTGGGAACCGAAACGCCAACATCATTTTATTTTAGAAATGAATGACATTCCATCATATTTAGTAAAAGCTTCTGGTAAGCCGACAATCACAAACACAGCTGTTGAATTAGATATGATTAACGTTAAACGTTACGTTGCTGGAAAACATGCATGGGACACCATTACGATGACATTGTATGATGCAATTGTTCCATCGGGAGCACAAGCAGTAATGGAATGGGTTCGTTTGCATCACGAATCTGCAACAGGTCGCGATGGTTATTCATCATTTTACAAAAAAGAAATTCGTTTACATCAACTATCACCGCTTGGCGAAGTAATTGAAGAATGGATCCTTAAAGGTGCATTTATTACTAGCGCTGGATTTGGTACTTTTGATTGGAGTAGCGATGCTGTACAAGAAATTGAATTAACTATTCAGTTTGATTGGGCATTCTTAAACTACTAATTCAGAATAAACTATTTCAAAAGCCCCAATTTAAGGGGCTTTTTTTATGTTCGCACATATTTATAATAAAGGTTATATAAGGAATATATGAGTACACATACTAATAAAATTGATCCAAACATTATTGAGTTAGCAAAACAACGTTATGAAACTAAAAAACGAAGCACATTGCCAAGTATTATTGTTTCATTAGCAAGTGCTGGCAAAATATATCCAGAATCATCTCCACTTCGCTCCGGCCAAATTGAAATGCGTTATATGACTGCATATGATGAAGATATTTTAACTAATACATCTTACATCAAGAACGGCGTAGTTTTTGATAAATTATTAGAATCCATTATTGTAACAGAAGGCGTAAATGTACAAGAAATTTCAACCTTTGACAAAAACGGATTGATCATATATGCTCGTATCTTATCATATGGTGCTGATTATCCAGTCCAAATGAAAGATCCAGAAACAGGCAACATGTTGGAACGTTCTATAGATTTACGAAGCGTTGGTTTTAAATCATTTGATTTACAATCTGATGCAAACGGTGAATTTGATTATGATATCAATGGAAATAAAATTAAGTTTTCATATAATATTAAATTAGATATGCTAAATTCATCAGTAACTGAAATGTTAGCAACCATAATCAAACAAGTAAATGAAACTAGAGCAACATCTGATATTGAAAATTTTATTCGATATGAATTATTAGCTAAAGATTCTCGAGATTTTCGTTCATATTATTTAGAAAACGTCCCGGGTATAGATTTAACTTTTGAATTCGAAGGTGAAAATGGAGGCACCTTCAAATCTGGATTTCAACTTGGATCAGACCTTTTTTGGTTTTAAACCAGAAGACCGAGTATTTTTACACGACAATTTATTCAATATGATTTGGCACGGCGATGGTCGTTGGGACTGGGATACATTATACAATATGCCAATATTTTTACGACGCCGTTGGATGAAACATGTTAAACGAATACTAGAAGAACGAGAAGATCACCAAAAGAAACTTGCCGATGCTGCTAAAAATAAAAGAAGCAAACGATCTCAACCATCTACGCCATCGCGACCACCTAAAAAATAACTAGTAAATATTTATATAAAAATAAGTATTTATGACTCAGCAACAATTCATACAACAATTAAAGCAACAGCCTCGTCACGGTATGCCTTCTAGTACCGAATGGACAAACTTTTTTGATCAATTAATAACTGCAGCACAAGGTGTACCTGCGGCATTAGCTGAAGTAGTTACGATTGTAAGTGAAGGTACTACCAATGCTTTTATAAAATTAGACTCTCAAGTACTTAAAACAAATTTGGGTATATCTCAATTCATTAGTTTAAATCAAACAACTCAAGACTCATTAATGAAAGTAGCGCAGGCTGCTACATTTTATGAAAAAGGATTTAAGAATATTTCAAAATCAATGGGTGTTGGCTTCAATGCAGCTGCAAAATTATCTAGTCAATTTTTGCAAATGTCAAAAGATATGAGCGGTAACAGTGCTGAAACTAAAATTTCTGCAGAGTTATTAGGTCAATATTCCGGAAATATTAAAAAATTATTACCTAATTTGAAACAATTGGGTGCAAACATGCAAGATGAAAAAGGTTTTTATAAAGGCCTAATGCAAACAAATTTTTTATTGGATCGATCTATAGGTTTATCTGCGGAACAAGCAGATTCATTTTCACAATATGCTGCAGCCAATGCCGGCAATGCAGCTCAACAATTAAAATTTACTCAAGCGGTAGCAGAAGCGTTTGGCGATACGCAAGGTGATATGGGTTATGTTAAAATGATAACTGAAGCAATTGCCGAAGCAGGATCAGATATTCAATTACAATATGGTCGTTTGCCTGGTTCATTAGAAAAAGCTGCTATTAAAGCAGCACGTTTGGGTTTAAAATTAGAAGATTTAGCCGGGTCTGGCGAGGCATTACTAGATATAGAAAGTAGTATAGGTAAAGAGTTAGAATACCAATTATTAACCGGAAATCGATTAGTTAATGATCAAAATCAAAGTTTAACTAATTTATATCGAGAAGCAACGCTTCGCGGTGATATGAATGCCCAAGCAGATGTAATGACACAAATTGTAGGCGAACAAGGCGAAATGTTAGAAAAGAATTTATTTGCTAGAAAACAAATGGCTGATTTACTAGGTATTCAAGAACAACAACTTGCGGCGGCTATACAAAAACAAAAAATTCTAGATAAAGCTGCAGAAGCTGGCTTAACTATTAATTTAGATGATGATGGATCAATAGCAGCAGCGGCTCAACATTTAGCTGAGACTGGGGCATTAACCGCCGAAGAACTTCAAAAATTTCAAACCAATGCTGATCAGAGAGATACAGAAGAATTGTTACAACAACAATTACAAATGTCAACAGAATCATTAATCATGCAAAAAATAGATTTTGCTAGAAACTCTACACAAGCAATGCGCGATGATTTTACGGCAGCCGTTGATGAAATGACTGCAGCACAAGCTAACATGGATCAAGACCGGATTGACGATCTTGCTAGACTATTATTAACTGCTCAGATACCCGGTACTATAAAACAAGCATTAACAGGAGTAGTTCAAGCTGGAGGAATCAACACACCGAAGTACGGAAAAGCAGAAACAACAAATGACCTTATTGCAACACCAACGGGATACGGCGATCGCATATTGCTAGCAGGAGAAGATACGTTTGCATTAAATAATGATGACACAATTGTTGCAGGAACAAATTTGTTTCCAAACACATCAACTGGCGGTAGCAACATGGCTGCTAAAATAGATGAATTGATTGCAGAAATACGAAATCAAACACGCATATTATCAAAACGAGATAATACATTTGGCGCTGGTATTAATAGTGCATATTACGGATAAGGAACACGATGAGTAACCCAACGCTAGAAGCAGGATCACAATTTACGGAACCATTCAATATTTCCACTCAACAAGAAAATTGGATTAGTTCAAATATATTAGGATTCCAAAATCCAACAGAGTACTCTGGATTTCAATTTACTGCACCATTTAACGTGTTACCAGATACTATATTTACAAATCCAACTACCGTATATGCATCTCAATTTATTGCTGCTAGTAGTATAGGCACAACCACTGGCGTAGGATCGAACCCAGTATTAGGTTTTGCTGCTCCAACGCAACAATTATCTAATCCAACAATATTTGATCCAGGTGCTACTCAACAATTTTCAGCACCATTTAACATATTGCCTGATCCAACGTTTATAAACCCAACTTTAAAACATACATCGCAATTTGTTGAACCAAGCACGCAACCAATAACTGCAGCACCATCGCAAACATTATATGGCCCAACAGAAGCTAGCTTAACAACACCTGGCACAAAAGATGATAAATATGCTGATCAATTTAAAGGAAATGTAACTATAGAAAATTGGCAAGTTACAAATACATTATCAGATTTTACCAATTTAAATAATTCACAATTTACGAGAAATGGTGTTGGATATGCATCTTCAATTGCAGCAGGAGCATTAGGTTTTCCACAAATTGGTCAAAGTGCACAAAAAGTATTTGATGCAGCAACTGATCAAAAAGATGTGGTTAATTCTACATATTTTACATTGCCATTTGATCAATTGACTAATAAAATAAATTTTTCAGGTGATACTATTGATATTGTTAATTCTATAGGTAATTTAGCACCATATGGCGATTTTAGAGCTAAACGTTTTGCTAGTTCATTTGCTAATCAAAATGCAAATTTAGCAGTAAAAATTAGTTCAGCAATTGGTAAAGCTCGTAAAGATGGGGCATCTGCTGCAATACGTCCCGGCAATTTTAGTCCCCGAGCTTCACTTTATGCAGCAACATCTTTAACACCAGGCGGAGCATATTCATTATTTAATTTAAATGGTGTAGGAGAGTATGGTTATGGATGGGGCGATCATGATTCACAGTTTGCATTGCGTAGCGATTTTACTCTGCGAAGTGAAGTTGCAACAAGATGGGCGAATATAAATTCTGGCTCATTTGTTCGAACTAGAAATCCAATTGAACTCGTAACACCGTTCCGCGGCGACAAAGTTACTGTTATTGACTTTGGCAAACGTTTGTTAAAAAATGCATATCAATGGAAGCCATCAAGTGGAAATCAATTAGAAAATGGTCGAGTTCCGAAAACATCATTAACAAAAGATTTTATTAAATTTTTCTTAACTGGTCCAACATTAACAGCTAATTATTTATTCGGAGACAGAACCGGAAATAATGAAGGCATTGCTGACGATATCATAGTTTTTCGTGCAATATTAACTAGTTTAAGTGATACATTTTCGCCATCGTGGACTGATGTTAAAATGATTGGTCGCGCTGATCCTAATTATCATTATGGCGGCTTTGGTAGATCATTAGATCTTGGATTTGATATTGTGATTACAGATCGCGATGAAATTAAACCAACTTGGAGAAAATTAAATGCATTAGCCGGATATTGTGCTCCAAAATATGATGGTGCATCAATTGCATTAACTGCTCCGTGGATGCGAATCACATTAGGAGATTTATTTCATCAAACACCGGTGGTGATGACGGCATTGTCATATACATATGATTTAGATCATTCTTGGGAAATTAATATCGAAGGTGATAAAGAAATGTTTGAAACGCCGAGAAAAATATCAGTATCATGTAACTTTAATATTATTTCAGATGCAATACCACAAAACAATGGTCGTTTCTTTGGATTAGCTCGAGAATATGATCGCGATAATATGCCGATAGAAGGTAATAATAATTGGTTAAGTGATTTCGAATCCAATGTACCATCTAGAGCTTTTGAACAAGAAAGTTTAACAACATCGCCTACAGCTGAAGAAAGCATTGAACAACGCATTACTAACGCGTTCAACTCGTTAGCGATTTAACAGCATTTACTGATTTTGATGAAACTTTAGATACGGAGTAGCCCTAATTAATAAATAGAAAGATAAAAAAATGTCAAGTAGATATGCAGCTGCCACAACATTACAAAATTCAAAAGGTAAACAACGACAATCTACAATCATTGTTCCTAGTATGCCAGCATCGCCAAATGATGTATACATACAAACAACATCAACGGAGCGTTTAGATAAATTAGCTTTAAATTTTTATCAAGATGCTACAATGTGGTGGGCTATTGCTGTTGCAAATGGGTTAGGAAAAGGAACATTGATAGTGCCAGTAAATACAACATTACGTATTCCAGATAAACAAATTATTCAACAAGTTATTAATCAAGTAAATACATCAAGATGAATATATTTTATTCGCAAGTAGACGACGCTGTTCAACGAGAATTAAATGCTCGAGGAAATTCGGGTAAAAATCGTACAACTGCAGACATTAATTTTATGGCAGGTAAAATTGCCAATGTACAAGTAACAGCATATAAATCAGGCTCAGCTGATCCTAGTATGCAATACCCTGGCGAATATGGTATTTTAGGCGGCAAATCGGTATTAGGGACAAGATTTCAACCTAGCAGCGAAGGTGGATTTTTAAAAAATCCAACTTATGAAATTAAATCAATTGATTTTGAAAAAAATCCTGTAACAAAAAAAACTACACCTTTAACAGATAACTCCAGAAGAATCGGACCAATCATAACAGCTGTTTCTATTGATATCGGCGATCATTCAATGGGGTTGTTAAATAAAGCAACTGTTAATATTACAATTCCGAACCCAACTAGAGATTTAGATGCAGTGGAAGAAGTATGGTTTTATCCGGGCCGATATGTAAAAATTGATGTTGTATATCCTAACTCTGCTATTATCACCGGCGCTGATGAAAATTTGATAGCTACTTCATCATTATTTGGCTCATTACCTCCAGATGAAGTTGATAAAAATTTAAAAAAATTATATCCATCTGTTTCAAATTTAGATAAATTTAAACGACAACGAAGAAAACTTAATGAATTTTCATTTCAAGGATTAATTACATCATTTGATTTTTCATATACAGAAGATGGAACAGTAGATGCTACAATTTCATTAACTGGTACTAGTAATACATATACCGACGTAACCATGTTGATGAATCCAAATACTAAAAAAACAGATGAACAAAAAACTAAGAGTTATACTACATTGGCTACTAGTAGCGTTGCTGAATTACAAGCAGCAGGCCAACCAACTGGCAGTACTGAATTCTATGGATTATTGTATAATAATTTTGAAGAATTGATATCTACTTTTAAACAAGAAAATCAAATCAAAGATGAGACACCGTTATTAATACCATTTACTACCACAAATATTAAAAATAATCAAGAAAAAACTTCACCCACTCCAGATCGTTTTATATTATATGGTGAAATGTATCCACATATAGAAATTCCAAAATTTGTAGCTGGTCCGACGGGTTCATTAACAGTTGTACAACAACGTGAAAATTTTAATAAAAAATATCAACCATATACACAAACTCAACGTTACATAACGTTAGGAGCATTAATTAGTTTTATCAATGAAAAAATACTTCCTAAATTAGCTGGTTCGGCTCAGTCAGCTAAAATTGATTGTGACTATACACAACATTTTAGCAACTATTATCCATCATTAACATCTTGCGCTCCGAAAGATATTTTATTACTACCACATAAAACTGATTTAAATGCAAACGCCGGAGGCATGAACCGTTATGGAAATTTAACATTATATCCAGATATACTTACAAAAATGGCACCGTATTCGTCAAAGGATGTATTACAATGGTCTGGTATTAAAGATACAACAAACAATGTTGACAGAATATATCCATCTAAAATTTTTATTAATTTAGAATACATTCAACAAGTATTAAATGGTCTTTCTGCATTAAATACTAAAACATTTACTATTGGTTCATTTTTACAAAACATTAGCAATAGAATTGCTTTTGCTACCGGAAATGCAATTGTAATGAAATTAGTTTCATCTCCAGACGATTTAAATAAATTAGTTTTTGCTGATACTAAATATTTAAAACCAATTGATCCAGATCCAAAAAAGAAGGTTACAAAATATTCTGTTCCGATGTTAGCAAATCATCCTAATGGTACCGTTGTGCAAACATTTACATTTCAAGCAAAACTACCTAGCAATGTTAAAAATTTATCATATGTTTTAAATTCTGGTACCGATGTTTCAGACGACGAAATTGCTCCATATTTAAATTTTATGTATAATTCAAAAGACCCAGCTAAAATTAACGAAGCTCGAGCTAAATATGAAGAAAAACATGGTCAGGTTCTTGCAAATTTAAATGATGCTAAAACTGAATATGGTAAAATTCCATTTGTTGATGAACATACAACTAAATTATCTAAAGCGTTACTTGAATATATAAAATATCCATTTGCTAATATTACGACAGCACAGCAATTAACTGCACCAATATTTCCTTTTGATGTTGAATTTACAATTGATGGAATTAACGGATTAAGATATGGTGATGTTTTAACATTTGATGGGTTACCTGAAAAATACAGACGCAATACTGTGTTTAGTATTATTGGAATTACACATGATGTAGAAATCTCAGGTCAATGGACAACTAAAGTTAAATGCATAATGAGACCAGAAATAGGATAACAAATGGCACGATTAAAACTATATTATCCGGTTGATGAAATAACAACTAATCTTTATACTACGGGTCAGGAATGGATGACTACAGATAAAAAAGAATATATTGGATTATATCATACATATACAACTGGCGAAACATATACGCAGCCAAATTGGAATCCTAAGTCATCCGTACAACTAATTCCATATTATGAATTATCTCCAGATAATGAAAAAAATATTACATATCAACAATTAACAAATTTTCAATACGATGGAAAGTATGTTACTCCAAAAAGCACTGCGGTGCAAATTAAAAAACAAGACATATTAAACGGTAGTATTCAAAGATTTTTTCTTAAAAAACACAATGATTTTAACGTTATAGAAACAAACCAACTACAATATCAACAATGGCAGAACAATATCATTGATACAAAATTGTATTCTGCAGTACAACTGTCTTGGTTTATAACTGGAAACATTGACGATGAAGTTGTAAATGGTTATTTAAAAGAAGGCGTTGCAACAAAAAATAAAAAACAAATTGCAATTGCATCCACACGAATGCCAGCAATAGTTTCGCATCTAACAAATTTAACTGAATATTATATTGATAATGAATTCTTTATTCCTATAGATATAAACGGATTGGATTCTTAATAAAATTTTCTTATTATCCATATAATGATAGTGGATACTATAGAAGAGGCACAACAAACGTTACAGTATATCAAAGATAGAAAAACTTTGCTAGTTCCTATATACTGTAGTCCCACAAATCATCCTGCAGTTAATCGTTTATGTGCAATATACATTTATACAGAAGATGATGTAGAACGTATGATTCCTGTGTATCATACCGAACAACTAAGGGGCTTTTCAGAACTTGTCCCGGAGTTTATGGCTCTACAGAATATATTTGTTCATGACAAGAAGCGATGGCTACAAACCGGCGGAAACAATGACGTATGGGATGTAAAAACATTGTGGTGGTATACATATGGCGAGGCATATGATGAATCACATTACGTAACAGCAGCGCATCAATTTTATTGGCGTCGACACACTGCATTAGATGCAGTTAATTGCATTGTACCATTACAACAACATATGGCAATGTGTCAAAAAATACGTCACTATGCTTGGCCAATGTGCGTAAATGCAAAATTAACTGAATCATATTTGCAATTCAATGCAACATATCCTAAAACGTTTGCAACAATAGAATCAGCAGGATTAGCAGTAGACGAAACATTTCGAATGCCGGAATTGATACATGATGGTCGAGTATATTCTCAATATCATTATCACACAACAACAGGTCGTCCTAGTAATGCATTTCGAGGATTCAACTTTGCTGCAATGAATAAAGAAGATGGTACGCGTGCTGCATTTCATAGTAGATTTGAGCGAGGTGCATTGGTAGAAATGGACTTTGATTCATATCACGTACGGCTCATTGCAAAAATGATTGGTTATGATTTACCGACGTCATCTATACATGATTATTTAGGACGATTCTATTTTGGAGTAGATGAACTTACAGATGAACAACGAGATGAAAGCAAGGCAATAACATTCCGTTTGTTGTATGGAGGTATTGATCGAGAATTTTTAAGTATTCCATTTTTTGCACAAGTAAATGATTTTGTATACAAGATATGGAATAAATGGAAAAAAACCGGTTGTGTAGAAACACCCATATTGAAACGCAATATTTGTCGCGAAGGTTTGCAAAACATGACAGCAAATAAACTTTTTAACTATTATTTGCAAGCAGTAGAAACCGAAGTATCAGTACGCAAATTGCAACAAGTACAAGAAATGTTGCAACCATATACCAGTTGTATGATTCTATATACATATGATTCGGTATTATTTGATGTAAATTACGAAGAAGCACGAGAGTTACTGCCTCAAATCAAAGCAGTATTAGAACAAGGCAACTTTCCGGTAAAAGTGAAAGTGGGCGATATTTATGATAAAATAAAAACTATTTCTTTATGAACATTGATTTAATTTTAACAGAGTGGTGTTTTCGTTTGCCCAAAGGGTATCCATCATGTGCTAAAGATTACAAAATATTATATGATGTCTTGTTAGAGACCGCAAATATATCATCTAATCAAGCTCAACAAATTGTAGAACGAGCACAAAGATTAAACGAGTTGCCGGCAGATTCTGCATCACAAGGAACACAACAAGAAGATAATTATTCTATTATCAAACAAATAAAATCAATTGGTTTGCCTGATGAAGTAAATACACAAATTTTTTCTGTATATAAATCACTATCTGATGATCAAAAACATAACTTTAATAAAAATTTTAGAGTGCATTCAATTGATTCATTTGTACAAGATGGATGGAAAGCATTTCAAGATTTCTTTTTAGTAAACGTCGGCGGTGCTAGAGGTGGAATGGGAAATGGAGAAGTATCGATATTATTAGGCGTTAAAGATTCAAAACCAGGTGGCACAGAATACCATGATATCGTTATGCCAAATGGTCAATGGGAAGTTAAAGAATTAGAAAAAGGAAAATTTGACCCTGCAAAAGAAGGTGCAGCTACTAAATTTAAACTAACAGGCCAGATTCAAGAATTTTATAAAGATATCGTATTACCATTTAAAACAATTGGCGATCCGTATACATATTTAAAACATATGGTAAGTCCTCAGTCAGCCGAATCTTTAAAAAAATTAATAATGATATTTGAAACAAGATTTATTGAAAGTATTGAAGATGATAAATTATCAGCTGGAATGGAATGGAAAAAATCTGCATTTTATAATTGGTATGAAGGATTTAAAGAATTACACGAAATATTTTACCAAACCGAATTAGATACTGATGTTAGAGATACAAGATTAACTGTCGCAGCTGGCGGTGAAACTCAATCATATTGGATTTCAGATGATGACGCTGAAAAAATTAAGTTAGGAGCCGGGGAAGAAAATCCTACCGGCGTGAGAATTGGAGAACCAATTGATAATATTAATACTAATGCAGTTCTTTGGTTTAAACGAGTAGAACGAAATTTGTTTATTAAAGAACCTAGAGAATTTATTTCTGAATTAACTGCTATTAAAGAAAATT